TAGAATCTCAGAAGTATGATATTATTAGTATAATACCAGGTCTTAGAAAAGAACTACAAGAATTTCAAGAAAAACTTGAAAAAGAATACGGTAAAGTTAATATTAATATACAAGATGGCGCTTATCAAAGTATTACTGAACAAGTTGAAGTAGTTAGTGATGAAACTGATACGAAAAATTAGTATAGGTAAAGATTATAAAAATGAAGCTATGCACTATTCTGTTGGTCAAGAGGTGTATGGTGGGCATACAATAGTTGATATACAAGAAAACGCGACAGGGTTTGGCATTTTTATTAAAAAGGGTGATGATGTAATACCATGGAAAGATTTTAATAAAAATATGGCTATAGCTATTGAATATAATTTAGAGTATTAATGCGAGGGTTATTTGATTTTATAGTAGAACCAAAAGGTAAGATATATAACAATACTAAAAAAATAAATGATACTAACTTAATATTAAATAACAATATATCAGATCATAGGTATATTAATAAAAACGCGATTGTTGTACAAACACCTAAACATTTTAATACCCCTATAAATATTGGTGACGAAATCATTATTCATCACAATGTATTTAGAAGATGGTATAATCAATATGGTAAAGAAAAAACTAGTAGATCTTACTTTAAAGATAATTTATATTTTGTTCAACTAAATCAAGTGTATTTATATAAAAAAAATAATACTTGGAATGCTTTAGATGGTTTTACTTTTGTAAAACCAATAGAAGAAAATAATGATTTTTATTTCTTTCAAAAAGAAAATTCTACTATTGGTATTGTAAAATATACTGATGGAACTTTTAAAAAAGATGAATTAGTTGGATTTAATCCAAAAATGAATCATGAGTTTATAGTAGATAGCGAATTATTATATAAGATACCAAATAAATTTATTGAAATTAAATATGAATATCAAGGAGACGAAAAAGAATATAATCCTAGCTGGGCACAAAGCGGTTGAGGAACTTATTAAAGTGGCTAAAGAACCTATTGTAGACTCAGATGATGATATATCCGCAGATAGATTAAAAAACGCGGCGGCAACAAAAAAATTAGCTATATTCGATGCCTTTGAAATATTAAGTAGAATTCAAAATGAAGAGGCTTTATTAAATAATAAACCTCTAAGCCAAAAAGAAGAGGCATTTCGTGGGTTTGCTGAAAAAAGATCTAAGTAATGTATGAACAAACTTTATATAAGATTGTAGAACCTATTAGAATAAACACCGTTAAAAGACTTAATAAGTCTAAAAAATGGAAATATGGTTATAATAAGGAAAATGATATTGTAGTTATTAGTAAAACTGGGGTAATTGGGGAGATATATGAAATACAAAATTTTGAAATAGCTTTACCAAAACAACCTAAAAAAATACATAAATTTAATAGCGGTAGGTGGGAGGTAACTGAACAACCTAAAGCCCTACAAATAATAAAAACTATATTTGATTGGAAAGATTATCCTAATGAGTTTAAAACTCGGTATATAGATTATATAGAAGAAGAGTTTAGAAGAAGAGAAGAAGGTTTTTGGTATTACAATAAAGGTGTACCAACTTATATAACAGGTACACATTACATGTACTTACAATGGTCAAAAATTGATGTTGGGAAACCAGATTTCAGAGAGGCTAATAGATTATTCTTTATATTCTGGGAGGCATGCAAAGCAGATCAACGGTGTTATGGCATATGTTATTTAAAAAATAGAAGATCTGGATTTTCTTTTATGGCGTCAGGGGAACTTGTTAATATGGCGACTATATCAAGTGATGCAAGATTTGGTATATTATCAAAAACGGGTCCAGATGCTAAGAAAATGTTTACCGATAAGGTTGTACCTATATCAGTTAATTATCCTTTCTTTTTTAAACCGATCCAAGATGGTATGGATCGACCAAAAAGTGAATTAGCATATAGAGTACCAGCTAGTAAGTTAACTAGAAGAAAGATCGAAATGGGTAGTGAAGCCATGGATTTACAAGGATTAGATACTACTATAGATTGGAAAAATACAGGTGATAATAGTTATGATGGTGAAAAATTAAAACTATTAGCGCATGATGAAAGCGGTAAGTGGGAGAGACCTAATAATATATTAAATAATTGGAGGGTTACAAAAACTACATTAAGACTTGGTAGTAGAATTATTGGTAAATGCATGATGGGAAGTACTTCAAATGCATTAGATAAAGGTGGTAATAATTTTAAAAAATTATATGATAATTCAAATGTTACAAAAAGAAACCGCAATGGACAGACTCGCTCAGGATTATATTCTATGTTCATACCTATGGAATGGAATTACGAAGGATTCATCGATTCTTATGGACACCCTGTATTTGATACACCAGAAACCGAAGTTAAAGGACCATACGGCGATTATATAGATACTGGAATTCTAGAACATTGGCAAAATGAAGTTGATGGATTAAAGAACGATCAAGATAGTTTAAATGAATTTTATCGTCAGTTTCCAAGATCTGAAGATCATGCATTTAGAGATGAAACAAAAGGTAGTCTATTTAATCTTGTTAGAATATATGAACAAATAGATTATAATAACGATGTTACTAAATCTTCTTCGATAACGAAAGGTAGTTTTGCTTGGGAAAATGGTATAAAAGATACAAAAGTTAAATTTTATCCAGACGCGCAAGGAAGATTTTTAATAAGTTGGGTACCAAGTAATAATTTACAGAATAATATTATATTAAAAAATGGTTTTAAATATCCTGGTAATGAACACATGGGAGCTTTTGGCTGTGATAGCTATGATATATCTGGAACAGTTGATGGTAGAGGATCTAAAGGTGCTTTACATGGGTTAACAAAATTTTCTATGGAAGATTGTCCACCTAATCATTTTTTCTTAGAATATATAGCTAGACCTCCAACATCTGAAATATTTTTTGAGGATGTATTAATGGCAATAGTATTCTATGGTATGCCGTTATTATGTGAAAATAATAAACCTAGATTATTATATTATTTAAAAAGAAGAGGTTATAGAGGTTTTAGTATGAATAGACCTGATAAAATTTGGAATAAATTATCTGTAGCTGAAAAAGAAATTGGGGGGATACCTAATTCAAGTGAAGATATAAAACAAGCTCATGCGGCTGCTATCGAAAGTTATATACAACAATATGTTGGTGTAAAAGGAGATTTATTATATGGGGATATGTATTTTACCAATACCCTTAATGATTGGTCTAAATTTGATATAAATAATAGAACAAGGTTTGATGCTACTATTAGCTCTGGTCTTGCAATAATGGCGTGTAATAAAAATTTATACAAACCAAAACCCGAAAAAACTATAGCAAATATAGATTTTGGATTTACAAAATACAATAATAAAGGAATAATATCAAAAATAATAGAATAAATGGCATTTAAAACAAAACCAAAAACTTCTTTTCCAAGTCACGCTGTGTCAGAAAGTGAAAAAGCTAGTTCAGAGTATGGTCTCCAGGTTGGTAGGGCTATAGAAAATGAATGGTTTAAAAAAGATTCTGGTTCTACAAAATATTCTAATTCTAGACAAAATTATCATGATTTAAGATTATACGCTAGAGGTGAACAATCTATACAAAAATATAAAAATGAACTATCTATAAACGGTGATTTATCATACCTTAATTTAGATTGGAAACCAGTCCCGATTATACCTAAATTTGTAGATATAGTAGTAAATGGTATGTCAGATAGAATATATGATTTAAAATCATATTCACAAGATCCTTCTTCTGTATCAAAAAGAACTGACTATATTGAAAAAATGGTTAAGGATATGAGGAATAAAGAATTTATAGCTTTACTTGCTCAAGAAACAGGTGTAAACATGTTTAATAATGATCCTAGCAAGTTACCTGAAAATGATGAAGAATTAGCTTTACACATGCAATTAGATTATAAACAGTCTATAGAAATAGCGCAAGAAGAAGCTTTAAATAACGTAATGGATTTAAATAATTATGATTTAATCAAAAATAGATTAGATTATGATCTTACAGTTTTGGGTATAGCATGCGTTAAAAATAGTTTTAATAAAGCTGATGGAATTAAAATAGAATATGTTGATCCTGTTAATATAGTATATTCATATACAGATTCCCCTTATTTTGAAGATTTATATTATGTAGGTGAAATAACTAAAATATCAATACCTGAACTTAAAAAACAATTTCCAGATTTAACAGACGTAGAAGTAGAAGAGATAGAAAAATCAATTTCACCTAATGCATCACGTGGTCAATTTACAACACAAAAAGAAGATGAAGATAATTTTGTAGAAATTGTATATTTTGAATACAAAACATATAGAAATCAAACATACAAAATAAAACAAGGGGCTAGCGGGTATAATAAAGCATTAAAAAAAGATAGTGATTTTAATCCTCCTAAAGATGATAGATCTAGATTTATAAAAGTAGATAGGGCTATAGAAGTTTTATACACTGGTGCCAAAATTGTTGGTCATGAAACATTATTACAGTGGTATATGGCTGAGAATATGGCTAGACCAAAGTCTGATATTACAAAATGCCATATGTCTTATCAAATATGTGCACCAAGAATTTACAAAGGAAAACCAGAGTCGTTAGTTAGTAGAATGACTAGTTTCGCTGATATGATTCAATTAACACATTTGAAATTACAGCAAGTGTTATCTAGAATGGTTCCAGATGGTATTTATATGGATGCTGATGGACTTTCTGAAATTGATTTAGGTAATGGTACAAACTATAATCCACAAGAAGCATTGAATATGTATTTTCAAACTGGTTCGATTATAGGTAGATCCATGACACAAGATGGTGACATGAACCCAGGTAAAGTACCTATACAAGAAATACAATCTAGCAGTGGTGGTCAAAAAATAAGTAGTTTAATTAATGCTTATAATTACTATCTACAAATGATGAGGGATGTAACAGGATTAAATGAAGCAAGAGATGGTAGTAAACCAGATAGCAATGCTTTAGTTGGTATACAAAAACTAGCTGCTGCAAATTCTAATACTGCAACACGACATATATTACAAGCTGGTTTGTACTTAACGCTTAAAACTGCAGAATGCATATCGTTGAGAATATCTGATGTATTAGAATATTCGAAAACTAAAAATCAATTTATAAATTCTTTAGGTAGATTTAATGTTGCTACACTAACTGAAATAAAAAAATTACATTTACATGATTTTGGTATATTTTTAGAATTAACTCCAGACGAAGAAGAAAAACAACTACTTGAAAATAATATACAAATGGCTCTTCAAAAAGATCAAATATATCTTGAAGATGCTATAGATGTAAGGGAAATTAAAAATTTAAAACTTGCAAATCAATTATTAAAAGTACGTAGAAAGAAAAAACAAGCGTTAGATAGACAAATCCAAATGGAGAATATTCAAGCTCAAACACAATCAAATGTTCAAGCTGCTCAAGCTGCTGCTGCCGCTGATATGCAGAAACAACAAGCGTTAGCACAAACTAAAATACAAGTTGCTGAAGCACAAATTCAATTTGATATTACAAAAATGGAAAGAGAAGCTGCTATTAAAAAAGAATTAATGGAACTTGAATTTTCAATGAATATGAGATTAAGATCTCAAGAATTAGAGTTAGCAAAAAGTAAAGATACTGGTAAAGAAGATCGTAAAGATGAAAGAACTAGAATACAAGCGTCTCAACAAAGCGAGATGATTGAACAAAGAAAAGGTAATACAGGACCCAAAAAATTCGAATCCGCTGGATTTGATAATTTAGGAGGTTTTGGTCTTGAACAGTTTGAACCAAGATAAAAACTAAAATTAAAACAAAAAAAATTTTTAATTATTTAATTATATTATATTATGGAAAAAACAAAAGAAACTTTGCAAGTCGAAGTAAAAAAAGAGGTGGATAGCACCGATATTACAAGTGAAGGTGGAGATATGAAAGTATCTAAATCAAAAACTACTAAAAAATCATCTGCTAAACAAGAAGATGGTTCTTATAAGGTTAATTTAAGTGAAACAACTAAAACTAAAAAAGATGCCGTACGGGAAGAAGTCAGTACTGACAAAAAAAGTTTACCAAAACAAGAACAAGAAGAAGAAGGTAAAAAAGAAGAAAAGGTAGAGGCACCTGTTCTTGAAGAAATTACGGATTCAGAAGAAAAAACTGAAGAAACAATAGTTAAAGAAAAAACTGATGAACCTGTTTTAGAAAATATTAAAGAAACAACTCCAGGAATGGATCTACCAGAAAATGTTGAAAAACTCGTGAAGTTTATGAACGAGACTGGTGGAACGCTAGAGGACTATGTCCGACTCAGCGCGGATTATTCAAAAGTTGATGATAATGTCTTATTAAGAAATTATCTTGAACAAACTAAGGAACATTTAAATCAAGATGAAATTAGCTTCTTAATTGAAGATAAATATAGTTTCGACGAAGATATAGATGAACCTAGGGACATACAGAGGAAAAAACTTGCTTATAAAGAAGCGGTTCATGATGCTAGACAACATTTAGAAGGTCTGAAAGATAAATACTACAAAGAAGTCAAGTTGGGTTCTAAGTTGCTTCCAGAACAACAAAAAGCTGTAGAGTTTTTTAATCGTTATAATACAGAGCAAGATAAAGCTAATGAACAAGCCGTAATGGCTAAAGCACATTTTGACAAAGAGACTGATACAGTTTTTAATGAAAACTTCAAAGGTTTTGATTTTAAAGTTGGAGACAAGAAATATCGCTACAATGTTAAAGATGTTAAACAAACTAAAGAACTCCAAAGTGACATTATGAACTTGGTTGCTCCATTTTTGGAAAAAAAATCAAGAAAATTAATAAATGCTAGTGGATACCATAAGATGTTGTTTGCCGCATCAAACGCTGATTCCATTTCTAATCATTTTTATCAACAAGGTAAAGCAGATGCTATAAAAGAGATGACTAGTGAAGCCAAGAATATTAACATGGACGCACGAAAAACTGATATAGGATTTATAGATACTAAAGGTGGTAAATTTAAGGTTATAAGTGGAGACGATAGTTCTAAGCTTAAATTTAAACTCAAACACTATTAATTAATTTAACATTTTAAACTTAAAAAAATGGCAAATACAAATATTACACTCGGGACCGCGGGTCTCGTAACGCCTAGCGTAACTAAATCTCCTGGAGCATTATCCTATTTGGATTTTACTAGTTCTGGAGTTCAAGGTTGGGCGCAACAATATGTACCTGAACTATATGAGTCTGAAGTTGAAAGATATGGAGACAGATCTATGAGTGGATTTCTTAAGATGGTGGGTGCGGAAATGCCTATGGCTTCTGATCAAATAATTTGGTCTGAGCAAGGTAGATTACATTTGGCTTACAAAGTCATATTAAACACAACTACTGGCGCATGTTCAGCTCCAAAAGATATTGATAACGAATCAGGATCTAATATAGCGCATGCTCTTAGAGTAGGTACAACTGTAGTAGTACAAATTACTACTGGTAGCGGACCAGCCGATGTTGCTGTTGTAACAGCACAGGTTACTGCGGTTCCAGATCAAGATACGTTTACAATATTACCTTATGGTAATGCAACTTTCAAAGATATGGATAATATCGCAGCCAGTACAACGGCAGTAGCTAGAGTATTCGCGATTGGTTCTGACTTTGCAAAAGGTACAGAAAACATCTTAAACGCGGTTGAACCAAATTTCAAATCTTTTACTAACAAACCTATCATAATTAAAGATAGATACATTATTAATGGATCTGATACGGCTCAAATTGGCTGGGTTGAAGTTTCTGGTGAAGCTGGACAAAGTGGATACCTATGGTATATAAAAGCAGAAGGTGATACTAGAAAACGATTCGAAGATTATTTAGAGATGTCCGTAATAGAGGGTATCACTAAAGATAGCGCTTCAGGTGTAACTGGTACTGGTACTGAAGGTCTTTTTGCAGCGATTGAAAGCAGAGGAATGCTAGCAACAAATATGTTTGATACGGCTACTGATGATTTGGCTGATTTCGATACATTAATCGGTGAATTAGATAAACAAGGGGCTATTGAAGAAAATATGCTTTTCTTAGATAGATCTTCTAATTTAGGATTTGATAATATGTTAGCGAATGTAAATTCAAACTATGCAGCTGGTTCTTCTTATGGTGTATTTAACAACGAAGAAGATATGGCTTTAAATTTAGGTTTCACCGGTTTTAGAAGAGGTTCTTATGACTTCTATAAAACTGACTGGAAATATCTAAATAACAAGTCTGCTAGGGGGTTAGTAAACTCTGGAGCAACTATTGGTAAAGTAGCTGGGTGTTTAATTCCTGCTGGAACTTCTTCAGTTTATGATCAAAGTCTAGGTAAAAACGTCAAAAGACCGTTATTACACGTTAGATACAGAGCATCTGAAGCGGATGACAGAAAGATGAAATCCTGGATAACAGGTTCAGTTGGGGCTCAAAACTCTTCAGTGGATGATATGAATATTCATTATCTATCTGAAAGATGTCTTGTAACTCAAGCTGCGAATAACTTTGTGTTATTCAGATAATAACTATTAAAAGGTAAGGGTGCTTCGGCACCCTCCACCTTTTATTTTTAACTTTTTAATTATATTATATTATATTATGGAAAAAATAAAAAAAGAAGAAGTGGTTAAAAAACCACAAGTAAAAAAAGAAGTGGTTGTAGAAAAACCTACAGTTACTAAATCCAAAAAAGATATTTGGGAAATAAAAGACAGGGTTTATAAACTTAAAGGAAAAATTAAACCTGTTGTTTATATTATGAAATCAAGAGGTTTATTTTGGTTTGATGAAGAAAAGGGTTATGAAAGAGAAATGAAATACTGTAGAAATCAAAAAACAGTATTTGTTGATGAGATGAAAGGTCCACAAAGATTAGGGCATATTATTTTTAGAGATGGTTTTATAGCTGTACCTAAAAATGAAGTAACTCTACAAAAATTATTATCTATATATCATCCAGATTCTAACAGACTTTTTTATGAAATAGATCATGAAAAACAAGCTGAATCAGATCTTGATATATTAACTATAGAGATTGATGCACTACAAGCAGCTGTAAATATGGAGGTTGATAAAATGGAGGCAATATTAAGAACAGAAGTTGGTTCTAGGGTTACTGAGATGAAATCTAAAGAACTTAAACGTGATACATTAATATTTGCTAAGAAAAATCCAAAATTGTTCTTAGAACTCGCAAGTGATGAAAATATAGAAATCAGGAATACCGGTATAAGAGCGGTTGAAGCTAGTATTATAAAATTAGCTCAAGATCAAAGAACTTTTCATTGGGGAAGTAATGATAGAAAAATCTTAACTGTTCCTTTTGATGAGAATCCTTACTCTGCGTTGGCAGCTTTCTTTAAAACAGATGATGGTATAGAAATATATCAAACTATTGAAAAGAGATTAAAATAAATAACTTTATAGGGGTGGTCATCTCTATAAGGTGACCACTTACTATAAAAAAAAGAAATTATGGCTATAAACATAGACACAGTATATAAATCAGTTTTATCAATACTAAATAAAGAACAAAGAGGCTATTTAACACCAGATGAATTTAACAAAATAGCTAAACAAGCTCAAATACAATTGCTAGATATAGCCTTTATGCAATATAATAAAGTATTAACTTTAGGTACTCAAGGTAGAATTAATACAGGTTACGCCGATGTTCCATCAAAAATCAAAGAAAAAATAGATACTTTTTATAAAACAGCATCAATAACATTAGATACTGGTGTTGGTAATTTACCAACTGATATATATAAAATAATAGAACTAATAAATAGTGGTAGAACATTACCATTTGAACTAGTTGACAAACATGAACTTCCTTACTTATTGTCATCTCCTTTGACAAAACCAAGTACAGATTATCCCATATACTATAAAACAACAACTTCTTCTGGAGCAACTTCAGTACAAGTTAATCCTACAAGTATTACAACCGCAACACTTGATTACATTAAAGTCCCAACAGATCCACGATGGGGATATACTAGAAATGCAACATATGGTACAAATGTGTATGATTCAAATTCATATATATCTAATGGCATAATATTAGGATCAAATGATACATCTATTATAGATAGTGGTAATACAGGATTAATGGATAGTGATCAAACTATAGTAATTGGTACAACAACTGGTGTAAGCACAAGTGGAAGTGGTACAGCCGCTAGTATAACATTAACAATAAGTGATGATATTGTAACTGCGGTAGTAATTAATATAGTAGGTTCAGGTTTTGCTGTAGGTGATACAATAACTATATCAAATACATTAGGTTGGACTGGCGCTGATGATTTAGTTTTAAAACTTCAAGCAAAAAATATTTATTCAAGTACAACAAAGGGTTCAACTAATTTTGAATTACACCCATCTGAAGAACCTCAGTTAATAGCACAAGTATTAGTACTTGCTGGTATTGTTATAAAAGATCAGGGAATAACACAACAAGCGGCGCAAGCGATACAAAGTAACGCAGCAGCTAAACAACAATAAATATGGGACTATTAGGATCAACAACACATTATCAATACTACAATAACAAACACAAGTGGTTAGGTTCAGAAGGTACTATAAGTGGTAGTATACCAAGAGCTGTATATACATTTGATTCAGATTTTACACATACACCAGCTGATGAAAGTGAGTTTATTGTAACATTAAATGGTCAAGAACAAGATAGAGATAATTATACTTATGCTTCAGGGGTAATAACATTTCAAAAGAAAACTGTAGATAATGTAACATCAACTCTATCTGCCAGTGTAACTATAGCAATAACCGATATAGTAATTGCATTACTATTAACGCAGGTGTTAGGGGATTATAGATATATATCTTTAAAAGATATAGTTAATAATTTTATGATTGGTTATGTCGGCGATGGTAAATTAATAAATACAGTTAAAAGATCCGAAATATTATTTCATTCAAAAAGATGTATACAAGAATTTAATTACGATATTGGTAGAGTAGAGAAAATACAAGAGGTTGACGTTGGACCAGGTTTATCAATACCAATGCCACAAGATTATATAAATTATGTTAGATTGTCTTGGGTGGATACTGCTGGTATTGAACATATAATATACCCTAGTAGAATAACATCAAAACCGAGCGAATCAGTACTACAAGATTCTGATTATAATTATATATTTGCTGGTGATAGTGATATATTAACAGGGGAATCATTAACTGATACACGTTTTAAAGATTTTAATATAGGTAATGCTTCGAGTAACTTAAATAGTTCCGATGAACTTCCTAATCACTTGGGATTAAGATATGGATTAGATCCAGAAACAACACAGAAAAATGGTGTATTTATAATAGATGAATTAAATGGTAAAATATCTTTTAGTAGTGATTTAAAAGACAGAACAGTTACTTTAAAATATATATCTGATGGATTAGGTACTGATAAGGAAATGAAAATACATAAATTTGCAGAAGAAGCAATGTATAAAACTTTAATTTATAGTATACTATCAACAAGGAATGCCGTACCTGAATATGTTATAAATAGATATAGAAAAGAAAGAAGAGCCGCAATGAGGAATGCTAAGATTAGATTATCTAATTTAAAAATTGGTGAACTTACACAGGTAATGAGAGGTAAATCTAAACAAATAAAATAAAATTATATGCCTGAAATAAAAAAAGTTTTTGCGAAAGGTAAGATGAATCAAGATCTTGATGAAAGATTTGTACCAAATGGTGAGTACAGGGAGGCTCAAAATGTACAAGTTTCTGATAGCGAAGATAGTGATGTTGGTGCCGTAGAAAATATTTTAGGTAACAAATTAGCATACGACAAAATATTACAAAACGGTGTAGAATATACAGATGTTGGAGGTACCGTGATAGGTGTACATGTTGACGCTGGTAAGGATAGGATATTTTGGTTTACAACAGATTTTGAAGATAGTTCAGAAGGAAGTATAATTTCTATGGCAAGAACTGCTGATACTAATGAAATGGCTATCATTATGAAAGAAGGTGATAGTGCTCCAATAGTATTAGTTACTGGTCATTTTTTAAATTTCAACAAATCATATAAAATTACAGGTATAAATACTATAGATAATTATTTATTTTGGACAGATAATTATAACCAACCAAGAAGTATTGATATAAATATAGTGGATCCTAATGGAGATAATGATTATCTTTATTATGATTGTGAAGAAAAAATATCTGTTGCAAAAATAGCACCATACCAAGAACCATTATTAACCTCAACAAATATTGTTGTTGATGGTACAGGTTTATCATTAGGTGATGGTACAACACTAGTAAGAGATGCTGATGTTAAATCAGATTTCATGCAAGATAAATTTATTCGATTTGCATATAGATACAAATATAGTGATGGACAATATTCAATTATATCACCATTTACTCAAAGTGTATTTAAACCATTAAATGATGCTGTCATTGCTTATAATGTTGGTCAAAGAAATGCTACTAAAGCCGATGAAGGAGATGGTGCAGATACAGGTACGAATGCTGAACCTAAAGTTCCAGTTAGTGTAGAAGATATTTATGAAAAAACCACTATACCTATAATGCAAAACGCATATAATAAAGTTACTATGCGTATACCAGTACCAAATTTAGATGAGTTTATTGGTGGAAATGGTTACGAAACTGCTCCTACAGAGTATAGTAATCCTTTTAAAATAGATAGTATTGAAATATTATCTAAAGAATCTGATGGTTTAGCTGTTAAGTTAATTGATACTATAGATCTTAATGATACAGGAATAATATATAGTACATATAGTAGAGCTGTTCAAAGCGAAACCGTTACTGCAGATGGCAATAATGATGATACGACTTTACTAGTTGATACCGCCCCAACTAAGATTGCAGTTGATTGGGTTATTGAAAACTATGGAACAACTATATTAGGTTCTACAGGTCGTCTTTATGTAACAGGGGTTGATGGTACTACAATAACATTAAATGGTGCTATTGATGTTGATAATGACGATTCATTAATATTTAAAAAATTATACTATAGACAAGCGGTAACGTATATATATACTAGTGATGAACCTTACAAAGTATTGCCAGAGAGACAATTAATAAGGGTTAGTGATAAAATACCTGTTAGAGCAAAAGCTCAAGAAATAGTAAGTAATAGACTTATTTATGGTAATATAACACAAAATTATGCATTACCATTAGATAGTAGTAATAGAAAAGGTATTGATTATACAGTAAGTAACGCTTCAAAAGGTGATAGTGAATATGATGCCACATTTGGATTAATTCAAAATCACAATAATATTTATCCATTTCATTCAGTAAAACAAAGAAGAACATATCAAGTCGGTGTTGTACTGTCTGATATATATGGTAGAAAATCAACTGTTATTTTATCAACTAATACAGCATCAGACCCATCAAGCGTTGGTTTAGGTGTGTCAGATACAACAACTGTAAGTGCTATCACAACTGATCTTGCTACCACTTATGATAGTAATGCTAGTGGTGGTGGGGATAAATATAGTTGGAGTACAAATCAAGAAGCAATAGGTAAAGCCTTAACTATAACTTTTGAAGATAGTCGTATTATAGAAGATAGTCAATTATATAATAAAACCACTAATCCAAACGGTTGGTATTCTTGGAGATTAGTTGTAAAACAAACAGAACAAGATTATTACAACATATATGTATCACATCCAATAAATTCATGGAAGAACGATGGTAATACAAGAACACAACTTTCAAGTGGAAGCGCTTACCAAACTATAAACGGCGTGGAAGACCTGACGAGTAGTGGTAGAACGTGGGTGACATTATATGGTGATAATATAAATAAAATACCAAGATCTGTTCATAAAAGTGATTTTACAAAAGATGGTATTGCGGGATCTGAAGTTCAATTATACCCTAAAATCGTTAATGATAATACATATGCCGCAAGATCAAGAATGGGGAGTGTTGATCAAGAATATATAGATGTCCTTAGTATTGGTAACGCTATAGAACAAGGTTTATTTAGCGATAACGCGCACATTGGGGGTTCAAGTGAATTAGCAGATAAACAATATACTTATTTATTTGTACTAGGTAAAGATAGAAATCCTTTAGTTGCAGAATTACCTAATTTAAAGACAGAGGATGTTGGTTGTATAAAACAAGATGCGGATATCAGGACTACAAATAATGAAGCTTTAGATATGCCATTTGGTTTTCCTGAAAAACAGTCTGCGGGTCTAACTGTATTTGAAACAAAACCTTTTAAATCAAAACTTGATATATTTTGGGAGACCTCAACAGGTGGTTTACTACAAGATTTAAATGAACAAGTTATAGCTTCCTCTGGTGGTCCAGAAGATATTGTTATAACTGGTGATAGTACATTTACAGAAGATGCCACGTCTGGAACAACTGTAGGTACTCTTAGTGCGACTGCTGTTGGATCAACTATTGATAGCTTTCTTTTATTAAATATAAAAGATGGAAACGGTGATAGTCATCCAGGTTCATTTGTAATAGTGGATACAGCAGCAGTTAAAACAAACACTACTTTTGCATTTAATAATTTATCAGGTAAAGATACTTTTATATTAACTATTAAATGTACTCAAGCTGATGGCACATATTCTACTGCAGATATTGAAGTATCTGTTACAAACTCAAACCCAAGTATAAATAGTGGGGCTGGTAATATTGCGACAGGAGAAACAGGTCAAGGCGTTGTGATAGGAGGTACTCAAGCATTTAATGGATCTGCTAATGCCGCATTACATCAAAAATTCATAACACTTGGTAATGTAACAGAACTAGTTGGGGGTGCTGAAATTGAAGAACTTGAATTAAGTCAATTTATTGAGGGAACAATACAAGTTCAAACAAGTGTGGGTTACAATGAAAGTTCATTATTTGGTACAGCATCGACTAAAATAGTTATTATAAACATTACCGATAATGGCGGCGAAACCACTAGCGGGGTATTTAATATAACTTTAACTTCACCACTAATAATAAATGGTTGGTTTCATGTTACTGACGCGTGTGCTTTTTCTGGAACTGATGTGGCAACACAATATTATATTGTACAGGGAACAGGTAGTATGCCACCAACACAAACTAATTTATACGCAGAAAATAAAATATATACTGATTCCGGTTTAAGTAACTTGCTTGGTTCAGGGCAATTTGTTATAGAAAATAGTGGTGGATTAGCGTTACAATATACTTTAGTAAGTGGAGTGGTTCAATCATCAGTTCCTGTAATGTGTTAATATTTAAAATAAACAAATGGCAATAACAATAGAAATAGGATATTTTAATTCGATAATACTAGCAGGTGGAGATACTGGTAGTCAAGCTACTGGTCAATATCATGTTGAAGAATCTAGGATAAAAGGTGAATTTAATGGTACACAGATGGATTATGGTGCTAAAGCATATGTTGTCAATGAGAGGTATGATGAATATAAACGACCAAATGCTATGATACATAGTGGTATATTTAATTCTAGAACTGAATTTAATGAATTAAATCAATTTCCGGTTGGTGAAGAAATTACAAGGGCTGTAGATATATCCCATGGTAGTATACAAAAACTACACGCTGAAGATACAAATTTAAATATATTTCAAGAAAATAAAGTTAATAGAGCTCTTATAGATAAAGATGCTATTTATACCGCTGAAGGTGGACGAATAACAACTTCTGGTGCTCAAATAATAGGGCAAATAACTCCTTACGCTGGTAAGTATGGTATAAGTAGAAATCCTGAAAGTTTTGCCGTGTTTGGTAATAGAAAATACTTTGCAGATAAAGACAGGGGTGTTATATGTAGATTATCTAGCGGTAGCGGTGGCGGTGATGGTATAACACCTATATCTGAATATGGAATGAAAGACTTTTTTAAAGATAACCTAGTTCTGTGTGATGATATATATGGATGTTTTGATGAACAAAAACAAACATATGTTCTATCTTTACAAGGTCCTGAAATAAAGGGTGGTGTATTTAGTACTAATTCGGATGGTGCACCAGTAATAGATACGGACTTAAGTAAATATAGAACGTTATGTTTTAGTGAAAAAGTAAAAGGTTGGGTTAGTTTTTATACATATAAACCAACGTTTGGCGCTAGTTTAAATAATAAGTTTTATACGTTTGCCGGAAAAGATATGTATAAACACTATGCTACTGATGTACCTAGATCAAAATTTTATGCGGTAAACGGTGTTATATCTTTCCCTGATCCAGCATATATAGATTTTATATTTAATGATCAACCTAGTATTATAAAGAACTTTTTAACAATTAATTATGAAGGTACCACTGGTTGGGAAATGGATAGTTTATCATCAGGTAGTTATGCTATAACTGGATATATTGATTATAATAATGTAAATGAAGCATATAAAGTACCAAAAGAAGGTACTGTAGCTTCAGGAGAGATAATAGGCTTTGTAAGAAAAGAAGGTAAATACTTTAGCGAATTACGAAATAAAGCAGTTGATGTTTTTCAAGATAATAGTTATTTTAATACAACCGGTATAAAAGGATATTATACAGATGTTAGAATGAGGTATTGGAATCCTACAGAAAGTGCTAACGCTAATAAAGCTGAATTATTTGGTGCTAGTTCTGAAGTTATATTATCTTCAAAATAAAATTAAATTAAATAAACTAAAATAAAATGAAATTAAATATAAGAAGATTAAATGAAAAAGACTGGGATATCTTACCTATATGGTGGGAACAATGGCCTAAATGGAAAACACCATCAAGAGACGCTTTACCTGAAAACGGGTTAGGTGGTTTAATGGTTGAGAAAGAAGGTAAACCAGTATTAGCTGGATTTATATATACAACGAATTCTAAAGGAGTTTGGTTTGAGTGGATTATATCAGATCCTAAGTATAGAGATAATGACAGACAACAAGCTTTAGAGCTCTTAATTATTACGGCAGAGAATGTTTGCAGGGAACAAGGTTTTAAATATGTATTATTTATAGGTAAACATGATAACTTAATTAATACCTTTGAAAAATTAGGGTGGAGTGTAGATCGTACACCATCTTACGAATTAATAAAAAAAATAAACTAAAAATTATGGGAGTAGCAACAGCAATGTTAATTGGGGCAGGAATATCTGCGGTAGCAACCGGGGTAAGTGCCATATCGGCAGGAAGTAGTGCTAGAAAGGCTAGGAGAGCTGCTAGCAGAACTCAAGGTAAAATAGAAACCTTAGAGCAAAATAGACAAGAGATAATAGATCCTTATGATAGGATGAGTAATCTAGGAGGTATGGTTAGTAATCCAATGACACAACTTACTGTAGCTACAGAAGCAGCGGAATTCCAAGCTGAAGAAGAAGATATATCATTAGCAAACACATTAGATCAAATGAGGGCATTTGGTATGGGTGGTGGTGGCGCTACTGCTTTAGCACAAGGTGCTTTACAAAGTAAAAGAGGTATATCTGCTAAGATACGACAAGAAGAAGCTAAAAATACTATGTTTAGAGCACAAGGTGAACAACAGGCTATGACCGTGAGAATGAATGAAGCTAGGAGAATGCAATCTATGGAAGCTCAAGGTAGAGCTTATATGTGGGAAGGACAAGAAAATAGAACCATGTCTCAATTAGATAGATTGTCTAAAACACAAACAAACTATCAACAACAAGAAATGGCTGCTTGGGGTGCACAACAACAAGCAATATCTTCTGGCATTAGCGCTGTTGGAGGTATGTTCTCTGCTGGTATATCAGAGGGCGCATTTTCTGGCGAAGGTACAGACAGCGTCAGTCGCCCCAAAACTCTCATGCCAGTATCCGTTCTGGAATCGTTTAAAACAGGGCTGTGTTTTATTAAAAATTCTAAAGTTCATATGAACGATGGAACATTAAAATCTATACAAGATGTTAAAACTGGAGATGAAGTTAAATCACTTAATGGAAAAGTAAAAGTTAAAAATGTATTAGTTCATGATATAAATGATATTGAGAGAATATACAATAATAGTTCTTGTTATACAACAGATGAACATCCTCTTTATATAAATAATAGATGGACCAATGCTAAAGAATTAAATTGGAATAGTGAATCTCAGTTTGTAGATAAATTATACAACTTAGAAACAGAAAGTACTTTTATAATTAATAATGTTGTTGCTTCTGGTAAAATAGAAAAAGTTAATAAAGAACTAGAACTTAAACTAATATAATATGGCAACAAACTTAGAACAATGGAATCCAAATATAAAATCACCGGGGCAACAAAGTCCAGGTGGAGCTTATAGAAATCCAGAAGCCGTTATTCCAGATTGGAGATCAATTACCGCGGGTTGGCAAAACATGCAAAAAAGTATAGTTAGTGGGGTTAAAGAAATTCAAGATGCCGCAATAGCAAAAGCAGAAAAAATAGAAAAAGAAGAGAAAGAGCGGCAAGAAAAGAATGCTGCCGGAGCGGAAGCAATGGATTATGGAGCAGCGCGTGGTATTGATAAGAAAAATGGGGAAATGATTACAGATTACTATGAACAACGCCAGGAATATTGGAGAAAATCTATCGAAGATGGAGGTCTGGGATTAGGATCTGATGCAGGCTGGGGAGACTTATCAATAAAACAGCGAGATGCGGAAGCAAGAAAAATGAAACAAATAGGTGGGGCTAAAAACGCGCTAGAAATGTTAGGTCTAGAATGGCATAAAAATAATGATATAGATTACTCAAGATTAATAGATAGCCCTAAAACAATGGATTTTTTAAATCAAATGTTTAAAACACCAGGTTCTATGCATAAAATTGATGAACAAAACGGTGTGATGGGTGTTTTTTATACAACAAAAGATGGAGAAGAGGAATTTATGGAGCTTAGTGTTTTAATTGCAAACGTTGGTGTATGGAAAGATGCATCAGTAGAGAAAGATAAACAGTGGGATAAAATTGAAAAGATCGTTGCACCACATAGAAAGAAAATTTCAGATATACAAAAGTTGGTTGCAAACGGTGGTATTACTAAAGCAGACGGAAAAGCTGAAATAAAAAAATTAACACAAGATTTACAAAGACAACTTATTGGTAAACAAAATCCAGACACTGGAATATGGGAGTCAGGACAGGGTATTTTTGCCGGAGAGGGTTACGGATATAACACGCGAAAATTCTTACATCATAATTTCCTTGGGGAAGATAAAAGATACCTAAAAACAGATTTTGAAAATGAAGAACTTTTGCCAGATGGAATAACTACTATAGGAGAGGATAATATTAATAGTTTTAATGTCGATTTTATGGAATTTGTTAATACTGCTTTTAACGTAGTTGAAGATCCTACGTTATTTGCGCCAGATATACCAAGCATTACTCCGACTGCAGAACAACTGGTAGCAAACCAAGATGCAGCACTCCTAAAAAGGCATAGGTTAACCGCGGAGGATATTAGTCCTAGTGGTACTGCTATGTTTTCAAGAGTTATGCGCCTAGCAAATATACTATTTAAATCTACTACAATAAATAAACCATCTGACCTTACAGATGTAAGTTTACCTACAGAAGGTAAAAAATATAACTTATTACAGAAAGCGTGGGGTGAGAAGCCACTTACATCCGAAAAATTGAGGGAGATAGTGGAAGAAGGTTTAGAACATGATGACGCTAAACAAGCGGGTGAATTCTCACGTAAAGAAGAAGAAGTAAAAGTATATAAGATTTGGAAAAAAGAATTACAAACTAGTACTAGCGCAGATATGGGTAAAAACCAAAGTCTTCTTGATGAATTATTAAACTTTAGTAGTAGAACTATAAAGGGGAAGCTCATTCAAAACGCTACCATAAAAAAAGTAAATGGTAAAACTTTCGTGGTCCTTTGGTATCCAACAGGAAGTGTTACTAACAAAACGCAATCCTTGGCACCAATGGACTTTGATATAAGTAATGAAACGGGTAGGGAAAATTTATTTGCGGCTCTAATGGGAGGTTCCAGAGATTCGACAAAGACAAATAATTTATTTAAATATTATACTTACAAAACTAAACAAATCTTGGAAAAAAAAGAGAAAGAGCGGTTAGACGCGATGAATAAAATTCCTGAGCATGCTGATGAGACAAACACCTATACCACAGGAACACTAACATTTCCCATGCTAGGTTTGGAGCAATAAATTATAGATTAACATATAAACATAAAGTACATGTACGAAAAAGACGGTTATATATTTTCTCTTGAAGAGGTTCAAGCTGCAGCTGATAAGAACCAATTAAGTTTAGAAGAGTATATTAAATCACGCGGATTAAAATTAACCTACAAAGAAAAACAGGGAGTACCTAAAAGTGACCACATATCTAGAGAAGAATTTGATTTTAGTGCAGGTAAAAAAGTTGAAGGAACTCTTGTTAAAAAGTTAATTAGACAATATGCTAATACTAATTTGGAATTTGATGAAGCTAGAATGGGTACAGATGCTATTAGAGTAAAACGAACTAATGATGTTGATTGGACTGTTTTTAATTTAAAATCAAAGTGGAATGCACGCGCTTGGGGTGTACATATAGAAAAACTAAGAAGTCAATATGATGATTTTATTAGTTTTTTAGACTCTGACGATGCTACTGATCAAGAAGCGCAAATCTTTGAGGTTTCAAATTTAAAACCATCAGTATATCCAGATGTTTATACCGGTGAAACTAGCACTGGTACCGCGAAACCCGCCGTAGGCTCTTTTTCAGATTTGTTATCACTTTCTAGACGATATCACGCTGAACCTATGCAAAAACAAGCTAGTGCTGACCAAGTAGAAGCTCTTCTTATTAGTGCTGAGAGAAATCTTAGAGAAATACTACATAATCCCGCGCAATTTGGTATAATATCAGAAGCTCACAGCGCAGATTCCCAAACATTCGATGATGAACAAGATGGGAAAATTCAACAACTAACATACGAAAAAGTAAAAAAAGATACAGGTATTGATATGTCTAAAGATCAATTCCTTAGTTTAATATCTGGTTTAAAAAAGAGTAAAGGTTTATTTAATATCACAAAAAATGATGTGGCATATAGTGAGAAATCAAAGAATATGAACGAGGCTCAAAAAGAATTTGGGGATTTTCCATATACATCAGATCCTAGGTATGAAATTTTTGTTGCTACAATGCTTGGTGGTACGGATGAGAACGGAAACTATATTGATAAAGATAGAGCCGCAAAACGAGAGATTCGTAGAAAAATGGTGGGTAACTATGATAAAATAAATAATCTAAAAGACAATTTAACAAAAGACGGGGCTAACAAAGAAAGTATTCAAAAGCAAATAATAGAGTTTAGAGCAGAAATAATTAGTTGGGAAAAAAATATTAAAGATCTTGGTAAACCTAAAAAATCCACAGCTTCCAAATGGGGCGCGATAAAATTCACCCCTGAAGATGAATATATAACTAGTAGTTTCTTTGAAGGTGAATATAGTAAAAAATCAGCTGAAAATATAGCTGATGCTTATAACGGTACAAAAGCAACTATTGATAATGAACTTGCTATGATTAAAGCATCTGACCAATCATTAAGTGATTATGATGCTATGGGTGAATATTATAGTAAATTATTTAATAGATATTATAGTTTACAAAAAGAAGCTGCAGATAAAAAAATTAAAATTGATCTAAGTTATTATCGTGATGCTTGGGCAGGTGGAATTGTACCAACAAGAGGTACAAGAGTCGGAAATAAAAAACACATAATCTCATTAATTACTAAAGGGATAATTGATCCTAAAACTTTTAAAGGTGAAGCAACATATGCTGAGTTGCATAAATTGGGGATTAGTAGTAGAAAATTTGATGGGGTATTTGATATGCTACGAGGTAGTATTTCAGAAAAAGATTTAGACTGGATAGAGATGCATGACAACGCATTAGATGATAATGAAGGTGCTAGAAGAGCAATGTTTGAAATATATGAATTAGACACAGATCCAGAAAAAATTAAGAAAGTCGGATTTGGAGGAAGTATTGTTAATACTGGTGTTAAAGCTATGATGACTAGTTGGTTTGGTTTATCAGAACACGAAGCGGATAAAAAATTAGCTAAATTAGGTGGTAAAATAAACACTAAAAGATATATGTTAGATCAAGTTAGCGAATTAGTTAGTGATTTTAATAATCAAAATAAAAAAGAAATTGAAAAGGGTAATATAAGAGCTCTTACCTTTACAGAAGAACAAGCTGAAAACCTTGAAAGGGGTTTTTGGGAGAATATATCTGAAGGTATTGGTCATTTTACACCTATGTTAGTTGAGTTAGCTTTAATCACGGCCGCAACTGGCGCAACAGGTGTTCCAGCTAAATTAATGCTTAATTTAAGAAGAGCTAAAAATATTTATGATAAAATGAAGTATCATATTTTATTAGCCGGTCTTGAGGAAGCAAAGATGCAAGTGGCTGGATTTAAACCAACTGCTGGTGCTGCATTTTATACTGGTGGTGTTCTTACATCTGGTATACGGCTTACACGATTGCCCTGGTTAAATAGTTTATTTCAGAAAACAGTAAAAGCTGGACCTGTAGGAGCAGCATCTATGGAATTAGCTAGTATAACAGAATTAGCATGGGATGACTTTATGGATATAAAAGATTTTAGAGCTGAATTCAATGACATGTACGGTGATTTTGATGAGGTAGTACAAAGATTAATAATTAATTCTTTTGTATTTGCAATTGTTGGTGCGCATCATTTTAAGAAAACTGATTTTATGACTACTAATATGAAAAGACGTACTATCGTAAAATTAAAACAAAAACAGGAGGAGTTACTAGGCAAAGGTGGTAGAAATATATTACCTGAAAACTTAAATAGTAAAGATAAAGCTAAATATGATGGTTATCAAAAAACTATTGAAACATTAGATTACATGTTTAAAGTTGAAACTATGGCTAAAGACCTTAATCCTGACAATCCAAAATTTGAAGAAAATTTCCAGAAAAGAAGAACTGATGTTTTAAACCATGTAATAAAAGAAGCCGTAGGTAAAGATCCGGAAAGTGGTAAATATTATTATAAAGGTTATTATGTAAAGTTTGTTGATAAAAACTCTCTTGAAGCACCAGCTAATGGTGCTCTTGCAGAATATGTTGAGGGAATAAGTACTGGTGTGAAGGATAAAGTTGTTATTTCACGAGAAGTATATGAAAGAGGTTATAAAGGTAAAGAAATACATGAAATGGTTGGTCATGCTGCTTTTAATGCTATAATGAGTAGACCTCAAAATAAAAATATGGCCATACGATTTAATAAAAAAATGTCAACTATATTTAAAAAGTATGACAAAAAAATCATGGCATCTTTACTTGGATTAGAAGGTGGTGTTCCTATTGGATTGAAAGACATGATAGAGAAAATAGAAGGTGATAAATCTAATGAGATAAAATCAGAAGAATATTTAGCGTATATGTTAGAAGCATTTGCTACACCAGAATTATATTATGATTTAACAGCTAATACTGTAGTTAAAGAAATAAAACAAGAATTTACTAGTTTCTTTGAAGAATGGATACCAGGTTATGTTCCTAAAATAAGGACAGCTGAAGATTTTATTGGTTATATAGGTAGGTTACAACGAGATATAACTACGGGAGCACGGTATAAACAAAAATTAAAACGTTATGTAGAGTTTGATTTTGAAATTGATGGGAAAAAATTACGAGAATTACGAGAAATAGATTTACTTGAAATAGATTTCGCTCAAGCAAAAGGTAAAAGTAATTTAAAAAATAAATCACGTTTCTCTAAAGATTTAGTTCAAGAAAATAAAAGATTGTCAGAAGAATTAATTAAATTTAGAGAAGAAGGTAGAGAAGAATTAATTAGAAACGTTGAGGGTAAGTTGTTACAAAATAATATGCCTATGATAAAAGGGTTTGTAAATGACTTTTTTCAACCTGAAAAGGGTGGTGAAAGAGCAGAGTTTGAAGCTGAAACAATGTTTGAAGTTGTTAAATTAACTAAAAGCTATTTAAAAAATACTAAGAGTACAAAAGGTCAAGCAGAATTTGGTGCTTATTTAAATTCTGCACTTTATGGTACTACAAGAGGTACAGGAGGTGGCATGATGGGACCAATCGGTAGACAAGGTAATATACTTGAAAGATTTGAAAAAACAAAAAGACCTATGGAATTTGTAAGTATAGATGCCGACGGAACTTTCTTACAATTAGAGGGTGGTATATCAGCTGGTGGTAGTATTGGACATAGACAAGCAGAAGCAGGATTAATACACATTAGAAAAAGATTTAATATTAGTAATGCCCAATTAACAGCAATAGAAAACAAAATAAATTTTGATAAATTACATGAATACAATTATAGGGATTTAGAAAGTATAACTATAGATTATACTATGGAGATGGTCGGTGGTATACCTAGAGCTAAAAGACAGACTGAAATACAAAAGCTATTTCAAGAAGGTAGAAAAAAAGACGGATCTAAATATACATTAAAAGAAGCAGAAGTAAGAATAAATAAAAAATATTTAGGTGAATCTACTAAATACATTAAAAATAAACTAAAATGGTTATTTGAAGGTACTACTAATGGCTATGACAACTGGAAAACGGGGTGGAAAATATTACCTCATGGAGCTATGCTCAAAACAGGTAAAGCTGAAATAGAAGGATTATCTACAAATATACAAGATGTTTTATTAAATGGTTTTTTATATAAAACAACTCCTAGAACTGGAGAGCAAGCGCAAGCGTCAGCTGCTAAAACAGGTAAAAAATCTGGATTAAAAGTACAAGATAAAATACCTATAACAACAAAAGAAGAACTTGCTAAAAAGTTTAATGTAGTACTTGATAAAGATGGTAATATTGATTTTAAGAAAACAAAGATTAAAGCTCAAAGTAAACAAATAAGGCAAATAGATGGATTCTTTATTGAAATAGATAAAGCTATAAGGAATCAAGTTGTTAGAGAATATTTGGAAAAAGAATATGATGTTAACCCCGCGTTAGCCGATAAACTATCAAAAGATGCTCTATTTAATCAAATCATGGGTGGTAAATCAGAATCATTAGCATCTAAAGATTTACAAAAAGAGTTAGGAATATCTAATTACAGAAGTTATATTAAAATTCTTGGTACTTGGAACTTTTTTAGTAGAAAAGAATTTATAAAACAATATGATGATACAAAATGGAATAAAATAGATGACTTTTTTAACTTTGTATTGTTACCACAAAGAGCTGAAGATGGTATTAGTGGACCAACTAAGTTAACAAAAGTATTAAAAAATCATCCTAAGTACAGTGAAATGTATATGAATAGTTATGCTAATATGTCTAGTGCGGAGTTTAGAAAAGATCCAGTAGCAATAAAGAAATATATTCGGCAAAATATCTCAATACTAGAACTATTCGAAATACCCAAGGAACATTTAGAAGGTAACAAAGGTATTTTTGGGGATTTAGTAGGTATTCACCATTCAATTGTTGGTAGTCCGCATTCTACAAAAAACACACTAACAAAAAATAGAATATTTGCTGCTATAAGCACAAAAGCTAAAAAACATAAACTAACGGAAAAGGAAATAGAAGCTGGATTAAAAGTTAGTCTAAAAGATTTACCACAAGAACTACATGATCGTTTAAAAAATGTAGATTTATGGGAAGCATTAAGAGGTGCATATGATGCCGGAACATGGAAAAATATACAAGCCATTTGGAGGGCAGGTATAAATGGTGGTGGACAAAAAATGGCTAGAAAACTTTTTAGTAATAAAGGAGTTAACGCTCAAAGAGAATTATATGATATATGGAATTCAATATTAGAACACTGGGTTCATAGCAGTGAAGGGAACATTATGTTCAATGAGAGATTAGGGCATGTAGCTAAATTAAAGAAAAATAATGCTGAACTTGGGTCAGTGGGTGAACGAGTTTGGTCTGGATTTGGTTATATGTTTATACCACCTAAAAATTATTTTAATACTCAAGATTTTAAATCTAAAGTAGATGAAATAATGAAGGATGGTGGATATTGGACATATAAAAAAATAGATGGTGAGATGCAAAAAAGTACTTTTGTTAAAATAAAAAGTAGATCTGCAGCTGAGACAAGAGTATTTAAGGAAGTTAGAAAATATGAGCATTTAAAATCTAGTAATGAAATGAGTTTAGAATCATTTTTATTAATTGCTGAAGGTAAATGGAGCACGAAAGGTAAAAGAGCATTAAAAACCTATAGAGGAATATATGGTCTGTTATCTGAATTTAATATAATTGATTATATAAAAATCGATGGTAAAATAGTTTCTGCCGCAACAAGTATAGCTGATATATATAGATTTGGTAAAAATTTAGAATTAGCTAAACATATATATAGTTTTAAAAGTGGTTTTAGGGAAACGCTTTATCAAGAAATGATTAATGGAGAATATAAACACCAAGTAAAAAATATTGAAAATATAATTAAAAATAATATTATAGATCAAGCTATTATAAAAGGTAGAGAAACTAAACAGTCTAAAGATTTAAAAGGATTAAGTGTATTTGATTTTGATGATACACTAGCTAAAACAAAAGAAAAAATTATAATCCATTTACCTTATTTTGCTCCAGGAAGTCCAACCTCAGCAACAATGAAATTAACCCCTTCACAATTTGCAGAAAAATATGGAGAATTAGAAAAAGCCGGCGCTACTGCTGACTTTAGTGATTTTAATAATGTTATAGGGGCTAAAAAAGGACCATTAGCCGATCTTGCATTAAAAAGACAAGGTAAATTTGGTAGTGGTGATATATTTGTATTAACCGCTAGACCACAAGCATCTGCAGTTGCTATACACAAGTTTTTGAAAGGTATTGGTTTGGAAATACCTATTGAAAATATAACCGGTTTAGAAAATAGTACTCCTAAAGCTAAAGCTGATTGGATTTTAGAAAAAGCAAGTGAAGGATATAATGATTTTTATTTTGCTGATGATGCTATAAAAAATATAAAAGCTGTTAGTAGGGTTTTAAATCAAATAGATGTTAAGTCAGATGTTCAACAAGCTTTAGCAAGTAGAGATTTAAATAAAGATTTTAATGATATATTAGAAAAGAGAACGGGTATTGCTTCTCATAAAACTTATTCAAGATCAAAAGGGCAAGTACAAGGTGCTAATAAAGGTAAATTTCAATTTTGGATTCCACCATCGGCGGAAGATTTTCTAGGATTAATATACCCTACACTTGCCAAAGGTAAAGAAGGTGATGCTCAAATGGCTTGGTATAAAAAGAATTTATTAGATCCTTTTGCTAGAGGGGAAAATGGTGTTACAAAAGAAAGAGGTCAATTAATGAGGGATTTTCATGCGCTTAAACAGGAAATTGCAGATGTACCTAAAAGTCTTAGAGATTTGATAAAAAAAGGACCAGCTAAAGGATATACCAATGAGCAGGCAATGAGGGTTTATATGTGGAATAAACAAGGTATGAAAGTTCCTGAATTATCTAAAACAGATTTAAAAAAATTACTTGATCATGTTAATACTAACAAATCTTTACAAGAATTTGCTGATAAATTAATATTAATAAATAAAGGTGATGGTTATGCTAAACCTGGAAGTAGTTGGCTAGCAGGAACAATTACTACAGATTTAATTGATGGATTAAATACTACTAAAAGACAAAGACATTTAAAAGAGTGGGTAACAAATAAAAATATTATATTTTCTAAAGAAAATTTAAATAAATATGAAGCTGCTTTTGGTAAAAACAATAGAGCAGGTTTAGAGAGCGCATTAGAGAGAATGGAGAGTGGTAAAAATAGAAAAAAATTAGGTGGTGTTTTCCAAAAATTAGAAAATGAGGTTTTAGATTGGACAAACAATTCTGTTGGTGCTATAATGTTTTTAAACTCTAGATCAGCTGTGCTACAAACAATATCAGCTATGAATTATATTAACCTTAGAGACAATAACCCCCTAGCTGCAGCAAAAGCATTTGCTAATCAACCACAATATTGGAAAGATTTTAACTATTTATTTAATTCCGAATATTTAGTACAAAGACGTGATGGATTAAAAATTAATATAAATGAGGCTGAGATTGCTGAAATGGCAGCAACATCTACAAACAAATCTAAGGCGGCATTAGCGTATTTATTAAAGAAAGGATTTATTATGACACGGCATGCTGATAGTTTTGCAATTGCTTCTGGTGGAGCAAGTTTTTACCGAAATAGAATTAATGCTTATAAAAAACAAGGGTTATCTGAAAAACAAGCTAAAGAAAAAGCGTTTATAGATTGGAGAGAATTAACTGAAGAATCGCAACAATCAAGTAGAACTGATAAAATTAGTGCTCAACAAGCATCTGGTTTAGGTAGAGTTGTTTTAGCTTTTGCTAACGCCCCTATGCAGTATGCTAGATTACAAAAAAGAGCTATACAAGATTTATATAATGGTAGAGGTGATGCTAAAACTAATTTATCAAAAATACTATATTATGGTTTTATACAAAACTTAATATTTAATGCATTACAACAAGCTTTCTTGGCTATAGGATTTGACGAAGATCCAGATGATCAACAACAAATAATGAATAAATCGGGTAGACTTATAAATGGAATGCTTGATTCTACATTAAGAGGTCTTGGTTATGGTGGTGCCGCGGTTGCCACTGTTAAAAATGTACTACATAAAATATCGGAGGAACATGCTAAGGGTAAACCTAAATACGAAAATGCCGCTTGGGAATTTTTAGACTTTTCGCCACCAATATCTTCTAAAGTTACAAAAGTAAGATCAGCTCTTAGATCTCTTGATTATGATTTAGATGAGATGAAAACTATGGGATTTAGTATAGATAATCCAGCGTGGTTAGCTGGTGGTAATGTAATATCTGCTACTTTTAACTTACCCATCGATAGAGTTTTAAAGAAAATGACAAATATACAAGATGCTATGGACGAAGATAATGAGATGTGGGCAAAAGTAGCTTTGCTAGCTGGGTGGAAAGAATGGGAATTAGGTTTAAGTGAAAAACAATTAAAAGATTTATATAAGCATTTAAATAAAGATAAACCCATTCAATATGAAAACATTAAATATGAAAACATTAAATATGAAGAAATTATATATGAAAATATTGAATATGAATAATAAAAGACTTAAACTATATATTTGAAATACAAATAACTTATATGCAATACCAACCTTTGGTGTTAATTTAAAATTTAAATAAAAAAAATATGGCAAATAAATTAAATAAAAATTTTGATATAAAATCAGATTTTAATATTTCAATAAAGACAATAGTTGCTGCTGTTTTTGGTATTATATCACTTGCTGGTGTGTGGTTTACTTTACAAGCTGACATACAAGAAGCAAAAGAATTACCTAAACCTTCTATAGAAAGAATTGAATATGATTTAAAAGATGAATTAATACGGCAAGCAATAATAGAAACTCAAAAAGATATAGAAAGTATCTTAGAGAAGTTAGAGAAACTAGACGAAAGACTATATGAAATATCACTAAAACAAATATAAAATCAAATGAAAACAATATTATTTATTTTAATATCACTTCTAAGTTTAATAGTATATGCGCAAGTTACAGTACCTG